CTGGTTACCCCTGACCGTCCCTCTCGCGCTTCTGTGGTGCTTGGGATTATTACGCGAGTCCAGACTGTTGCATCACCTCTCGGTGCCCTTTCGCTCAGTCGTTGCAGGTGGCCTTGCAGCCTTCCTGGGCGTTGCCCTTCCCATAGGGGTTTCGCCGTATATCAGAAAGGGTTTTTTATACTTGGCACTAACCCTTAGGCTGCCTCAATGCCAAGTGCGGTATCCATGTCGTACGGCTCGGCGACCGCCTTGCGGTCTATGGCCGTGAGTCCCGTGGCGGGACCACCGCTGAAGCCTATGAACAGGTTCTTCGCGCGTGAGTCGACCATCAGGAACAGCTCGGTGAAGATGTAGTAGAAGATGAAGCTCTGCGTCTCGGCATAGTTGCCGAACTCGGTGCGGAACTTCGCGAGTCTGTATGCTGCCGTGTCGTTGGTATGCACGTTGCCGTCGACGTCGGTATATGGTGCTGGCAATGCCGCGTTCGTCGCGTTGGCACGGTAGGTCGAGTACACGAACGACTCAAGCTCCTGGAGCTTGGCGTAGTTCGTCCACTCGTCGGACGGGAATCGTGCTTCGTAGTCGTATAGCCATGCCGCCTTCGAGTCGCCCGTCGTGGGATCGACCACAGGAGTCTCGTCGAAGTAGTCGGTCAGGAACAGCATGAGGTTCGACGTGTTGTTCTGGAACTCCCACGACTCCATGTCGCCGCTGTAGCCGTACGGCTCAGGCGCCCTCTTGGGCAGGTTGAAGTTGTACTTCGTTAACTGTTGCTTTTGTGACCTAGCTGATGGCGCTAGGCGGGAGCGGTGCTTCTCTAAGTGGTCTGGTTACCACTGACCGCTCCTCACTGGCTCCTTCTTAGGCGGTGTCGCCAGTGTCCAGACTGTTGCATACCGATTTGCTCGGTCCCTCTCACTCAGTCGTTGTTGGTGGATGCGAATGCGAAAGCCATCCTTCCAAGGCGTTGCCGTCCGCACGGTTTTCGCCGTATATCAGAGAGGGTTTTACATGGGCAAGTTATGCTACCTGTCTACCCATGAACTGGGTCATGCCGCTGTTCGTGTCGTACCAGAAGACCACGATGGGAAATCCGTAGATGCCCTTTCGCACCATCGGGTTCTCCATCTGCTCAGGTCTCACATACGGGTCTATCTCGTTGTAGAGCATCGCCAGCTCGACGTTGTTGGCACTTTCCGATGACGCCACGTCAGCCTTGAGGACGAAGCGGTTGAACGGTATGACGTTCGGTGCGAGCGCGTACCTGTCCGCGTGCGTCCCGCCCGACATGTCAAATCCCTTCTTGAACTGCATGTCGTAGTTCTTCCTGGCATACGGCGCGGATGACGTGCCTTGTACGTTAATCTGGCATCCGTCGAACGTGAACGACCTGCTTCCGTCGACTGGGTCGACGTACCTCCCCGTGATGGTCTTCTTGTCGCCCTTGTACTGCGGCAGCTCGGCTGCTTCGAGGACGAAGTACGGGAGGTCCTTCGGCAGCTTCTGTATGGTTATGTTGCCGTACCCGTCGAACACGTCGTTGTGCGTGTATCGCTCTATCATCGTCTCGATGACCTGGGTGTCGGCTATCCAGTTGCCCACTATCTGGTAGTGCGTCAGGTCGTTGTCGTATATTCTTATTCGATATATGTACGTCGTGCACCTGTTCGAGCCTATCGTTATCCCCACGGGGCTCGGCTGGGAGAAGTTGTCGTTGTCGGGATACCTGACGCATCCCGAGGCTATGCCGTTGATGTAGACGAAGACGAGCCTGTCCTCGGACCTCTTCTCCACGACGAAGGAGATGCGCACGTGCTCGTCCTCCTTGTACTGCGTCGATATCTCGGTCTGCTCCGAGCGCATCGCCGCAAGCTGTGCGGTGAGCTGGAATCCCCTGCCGCCGCTCATGCAGCTCATGATGACCGCGTCATAGTCCAGGATGTCCCTCGTCGCGAACTCGACCTCGATGGTCTTTCCCGTCAGGCGGAAGTCGTCCTTGAACGCAAGGTACGGTACCGTGACGGTGGCTCCTCCCGATATCTTCAGCGCGGTGATCCCGTCATCGTCGGCCACCCATCCGTTCGAGACGTAGTCGAATCCCGTCATGACGCACGTGACGTCGTTGTCCAGGTCCTCCCAGACGCCGGGTCTCTCCTCGCTGTTCGAGCGTCCGTAGCTCGTGAGGTGGAGTGACAACCCGTCGGTCTCGGCCTCTATGTCCATGTCGGACACTGCGACGTTGATCCTTATCGTCCTCGACACGCTACCCGTCTCGATCATGAGCTCCAGCGTGCCCGGCGAGTCCGCCCTGTACCCCCACGTCTGCTCCGAGCGGTCGACGCTCAGGCGCGTCACCATCCTGCCGTTGGCGTAGAGCGTGACGTTCGACGTCAGCGCGTTCGGAGTGTATACCTTGTACGGGATGCTCACCGTCTCATACTGCGTCATCGACTCCCTGTCGAACGACGTCGAGATGATGGGCACGTCGCTGCGGCTGTCGACCACCAACAGGCTGTGCGTAAGCCTGTTGGACGAGACCGTGTTGCCGTCTACCGTGGCGGTGAAGTACGTCACGAGGGTATGCGCACCGTGACTCATTCCTGGGAGGCTGTAGGACTGCTGCCTTCCCGATGCCGTCACGACGCTGGTGCCCACCTCGGTGCCATCGAGCACGAAGTGCACGGTCTTCGCAAGCGAGCCGACCGGCGTGTACGTGTACTGCACCGACCTGTTCGCCTGGAACACCTGGCTCGTGGAGAAGTTGCTCGACATGGTCAGCGAGTAGACCTCGATCGAGAAGATTATCGACCTCTCGTTGCCGTATACGTCCGCTATTCTCACCCTGACACTGTTGGAGCCGACCGACACGATGCTGCCGGCGTCGATGGTTATCGTCCCCTGGTCGATGTTCTGGCGTAGCTTGACCGTGTCGTTGACGCTGACCGTGAGCGTTCCCCCGCCGGTCGGCATGCCATCCTCGATGGAGGACCACACGAGAGTGAGCTCGCACTCGCTCTCGTCGCTTATCGACCGCGATATCCACCCCGTGGCGTTGCGCACCGAGAGGGACGCGGCGTTTCCGCCGCCCCCGCCTCCGCCGCCTCCGCCGCCCTGCAGGGGTATGCCGTTGCCTGACCTCACGCCGTTGTACGTCGGGTACACGTAGAGCGTCTTGGGATCCTGCACAAGCCCGAGGTCATCGGCCTGTATCCTGCCGAGGCTGCTGATGACACCGTCCCTCGTGATGGTTATGGTGTCCCCGTCGACCATGACGCCGCCGAGTCGCTTGGTGGTGGCTACGGGCAGCACGTATTGCATGCCGCCCTCTATCGCGGAGTCGACGGCCTCCTCGACCTCCGCCATAATGCGTTCCAGCTCGGACTGTATGTACGGGTCATAGCTCCCGCCGATATAGCTCCCCGACCTCGCGGACGCCAGTACGTCGACCTTGAACCTGCCCGTCGACGCGATGATGGATTCCCCCTGGTGTATCTCGAAGTACGCCACGTCGGTCATTCCCGACACGGCGCAGCAGTACTCCTCGTTGACCACGTACGTTATCTCGTTGCCAGACACGGTGCACTGCTCGTCCCTGACATAGAACATCTTGCCAGGCAGCTTCATGCAGAACACCGCAGTCATGCCAGACAAGTCGAACGACTCGCCATTGTCGTACACGCTCGCAATGAGCGTCGTACCCGACGAGTCGTCCTGCCCGAACCTGGCATACTGGGTGCCTGTGACCACCTTGGAGATGTCGAGGCTCAGCCTCTGGGTGTTCAATAGCACCACCGCCCTTCGAATGATGCCGTGGCATCAGCCCTATGAGAGCTTGTTCTCCCGTATGTAGTCGCGCACCTTCTCGATGTCCTGGCGCAGCGTGTTGTCGATGACGAAGAAGGTCTCCTTCTTGTTGCCCTCGACGAGCTCGCCCGTCTCGTCATCGATGATGTCGTAGGTGTATGAGATGCGGTCACCGCCGTTCACGTTGAGGATCATCATGCTTGACAGCTGCTTCATGGCGCTATCTCCAATCTATCATCTCGTACTCTTCCACATACATCTCCCGTGGCGTCTCGTCGGACAGGAGCACGAGGTCGTCGACGTAGACATTGTCGGGAACATATGTGCTGTCATTATAGTCGAGCTCAAGCATGTCGCTTAGGACGTCACGGGCATTGTCGTTGACCTCGTCTGGCGTGACGGGCACGGTCTGCTCAAGCCGCTCGTACTCATAGCCGACCTGCCTTGCCTTGACCTCCCAGTCGAAGTCAAGCCCAGGAGTACCACGCACGACGAAGTACATGCTGCTCTTCTCGCTGACCCACAGGTCTCCCTCGCCGCATTTCTGCAGGAACACCTGATACGCCATGTCCGTGCGCATCGTCTCCGACAGTATGTCGTCGATTGACACGACGCACACGCCGGTCTCGTCGATGGTGCCGGAGCCCACGTCGCCGAACATCGGCGATGACGTCTCGTAGCAGTAGAGCAGGCGGTCACCGTAGGTGTCGGTGTCGACCATCCTGCTCTTCGTTCCCGTCACGGTGAGCCCGCCCTGCAGGTTGGTGTTTCCGTCGACCTCGAGCGTGCCGCTCAGGTACCCGCCCTTGCCGACGATATAGCCCGTGTGCACGCCCTCCGTTATGAACCAAGTGCGCTCGCGTATCGCATCAGGGTAGCCGCCGTTCCGCACGTAGTCCCATGTCCCACCACCGGAACCGGCCGTGCCGAC